AGAAGTTCCTATTAGACAATATGGATATATTGAACCACCTAGAGATATTTCTAGAGAAATGCAAGATGAAAGCATTCCTTATGAAACTAGGATGCAAATCTATAACGATACCGTTAGATATACTAATGAATATAACGAATATATGAAAGGTGCTTGGTATGAAGTAAACAAGCAAAATATCTATAATCAAATTCGTGAGTTAGTAGATCAACGTAGTGTATTAGTAAATTCCCCAGTTTGGTATATGCAACCACAAGTAAGAGCAAGCTGGGAAAAGGATATTCAAAAGTTAGATGCAAAAATTACAGAACTACAACAGAATATTCCTAATTATCAGCAAGATAGATTCTGGCAACAAGAACAACAGATGCTAGAATATAACTATCAAGCCAAAAAATATAACGATAATAAGATCAAATATGATCAATATCGTTATGAGCAATCAATCAATAATAGACCTGGAACTCCACAGTTTGTTACAGCAGATGATCTATATAAACAAGGATGTTGGTTCAATCCAAATACAAAAGAATGGTTTGACCAATACGGTAGAAATCTGAATAGACAAAAGGCCGCTATTGAAGATGAAAAGAACAGAGCGAAATATATTTATGAAAATGAAGTAGAAATCAATAACCGAAGAAATCAGTTATTAGAAAATGCTTTAATGTATAATAATATGATTCGTGATGTAATGAGAAGTCAAGGATATGGAGAAGAAGAAATTCAAAGAGTTATTGATTCCGATCCATTTAGATTAGATTATAATCTAAATTACAATCCTGCTTATCAATCTGCTAGTACTTGGAATTTTTATATGGGTAGAATGTATCCATCTTATGAAAAGATCGATCCAGAGACTGGCAAGAATGTTGATGAATTAACTGCAGAGGAATTAGAAAACTATACTCAAAGAATGCAACTTAGAGCTAGAAATAATCAAGCTGCTAGTGCTATTCTTCTAACTCCTGAACAGTTAATGGCTATGAAACTTGGTAATGGGGCTATGTATAATGGCAGCATGAGAATGTGGACTATGAGGGCTCCATTAACAACTAAGCTTCAAGAGTTGAATGATAATTATGATGGAAAACCTAAAGGTATTCATCATATATTCGACACAATGAGTCAAGCGATGCCTGCATATGAATATGCAATTAAGCATCATAGACCAAGAGATTTATCTGGATTCTACAATCATAAAGACTTTGATGATTGTATAGAAAACTTCGTTCATAAAACTCGTATTGGTAGAACTTCTGACCTATTAAATGAAATAGATAATAATCAGGAGTTCGCTAAAGCTATGAATGATGGAATCTTAGGACTATCTCTACCAGAAGAAATTGGATTTAACTATAATAAGCGTCGAGTAGAATATGATAATTCTATATTAGAGCAACTTCAGAAAGTAAATAAACCTCTTCCTGAAGGAGCTAAGATTAAAGATTATAATACCGAAACTTATAATGGTAAATCTATTAAGGAAATTCAAAAGGAGCAATATGGTAAAGCATTAGAGCGAGCAGCGAAGCTTAAATCATATTTCTCTCCAGATTTAGGAGGAACTTGGGATGCAGCTACAGTCAACAATAATTGATGATCTAGCTGGAAACTTAGATAACTCTAAAATCGATAAAAGACTTTTTGAAGTAGAATCTATTTATGATGGAGTAAACGCTGTTACTAAATTAGATTATGACTTTGAGAATCTTCAAGGGCCTATTGTATATGATATCTTTACGGATGATGAACTTAAAGTAATCGATAAGATTATTCTTCATCCTAGAGATAGGTCCTTTAAAAAGAAATTCCAAAAGCTAGATGCTATTATTAAGCCTAAAGGGTTTAAGAGATCTGGATGTGGTACTAATCGTGTAGTATATGAACCTCTCGATGATAATGTAGGATTTTGTGTAAAGATTGCATTAGATAGAGCCGGTAAGAAAAACAATCCAGATGAAATAGTTAATCAAAAGTATTTAAAGCCATTTGTTGCTAAATGTTTTGATATTAGTCCAGATGGTAATGTTGGTATATTTGAGCGTGTAGTACCAATAGAAAATCTATATCAGTTTTGGTCAGTAAGAGATGATATTTATAATATTATGGAATCTATTATTGGTCGATTTATTATAGATGACTTTGGTACTAAGGCATTTAAGAACTGGGGTCTTCGTAAGGGATTTGGCCCAGTTTTACTAGATTATGCGGATATGTATATTTTGGATCCAAAGATCTTATTCTGTAATCATCCTACATATTTTGGCTCAAACGATATATGTAGAGGTGAATTAGATTATGATGGTGGATTTAATAATATCATTTGTTTAAAATGTGGCGGTATTCATATGGCATCTGAATTCAAAGATGGCCGTAAGAAGATCGCTTTGTTTACAAGAAAGAGAGTAATAGGCATGAGACCTAAAATTAGAATCTTTAAAAACAATGAATGTATTCTTGATACAGAAAAAGGTTACGCTTCTCAAACAGTAAATGAGGAGCTAGAATTAAATAAACCTTCAGAAGAAGCTCAAAAAGAATTAGATCATATCGAAGATCTTAAAGCTGAAGCTGAATCCATTGCTATTAAGAATCAAACTTTAGAAGCTAAGATCGTAAATGATCGATATGTACCTAAAGTAAAAGTTCGTCGAATTGAAGAAGATGAACCTGCAAGGATCAAGATCTCCATCCGAGCTAATAATCCTGCAGAGAAAGAACAAGATAAATTCGCTGTAGAAAAATTAGATTTGAAACCAAGAGATCTAAGTCAAACTATGCATCAAAAAGCTATTAATATTATTAAAAATAATGATGCAGAAGTTGAAACAACGATCCCAGAATCCCCTAAATATGAGGAAATGGTAAAAAATGATTCTGTAAAAGACATTAATTTAAATAAAGAAGAGGAGACTACTGAAGTGGTTAAATTGTTAACATCTGATGAAATTTTAGCTATGTCTGAAGGCCTAAAAGACGCCGCAGATGATCATAGAGAAGTTCAGGATACTGATGATAAATACTCTTATAATGAAATTTTAGAAATGGATAAGAAATTCACATATCTTTTAAAAGAAGCAGATGAGTCTAAGAATATGACTATTGAAAGTATTCTTCCAGCATCCTTTGCATCTTATACTGGTATTGATAACTTAACAAAACATGTAAACATTGGTCAATTCAAAGAATTACTTCATGATGAATTGGCTGATTGTGCAACTGTAATTCTTGATGCTAAGTTAGATTATGAAAATGACTTAGATGAAGAGGAATACGTTCCAAAAGCTCCAGTAAAACAACGTACTCGAGCTCGCATGCAATTTAGTAATAATTACTAAGGAGTGAAATCTGATGAATCAGATTTGTTTTACAAAGGATTTTCAGTATGCATTGAATGCATCTATGAATCCTAATTTTAGAGTTGTATTGGTAACGGAACACGCTCCGTTACCTTTACAGCAAAATGCTAATATTGTAAGATTACCAAATCTTCTACCGCCATATTCTGTAGTATCAGAATATGTAGATAGAGGAGAAGATGCATTTATTGAAAGATATACTGATTATCTTTACACATTTGAGACAATCATGAATATCTATCTTTTAGGAAGTGCATTACTAACAAAAAATATTATAATTTATACAACTGATGAGGAATGGGGAAATGGATCCATTCCTTTCATGGATGTATTAATTAGAGTAATGGTAGACATCTTGAAATTGGATATGACTACTGTAACGAATACTGAATATGGTTTATTCTTCAATCAAACCATGTATACGATTTTCAATGCAGCAAACCAATTATTCATGAATGGATATATCAATAAGTCTAGTTTTGCTAAGTATCTTTCTGTAATTCCTATTCCTCAAGGGGCAATGGAATATTATTTACAAAATATGATGATTGATACATCTGATGTACCACCACAATTGTTAAATAATTTAGCCCAAAGTGTAATTAAAGCACAAGCAGTAGATCAAAACCTAATGCCAGCTATGATTACAAATGAGGAGGCTTAAATGAAATTTGTATTTTGTACTGAACCAATCTATCAGTATTATCGTAATAATCTTTATGATAATACTCAAGATATGCTTGATAGAAAGTCTATCATTGAGGGTGGATATGATGATATAAAAGATCAGCTTTCTAAGTTAGATGAAAATATTTACTCAGTACATTTAACTTCTGCGGATTATCCAAGAAATCCGTGGAATCAAATAGGTCAACTTGTAAAAAAGTTGACCTTAAATTATTTGATTGAAGATCCATTATTTGATGAAGCCTTTGCTGAAATTATATTTAATCAATCTGAAGAAGAGTTCTTTGAATTCTTTGATTTGATTTATAAATTTTATAATGGCAAAGAAGTCTTCGTTATCGTTGGAGAAGATGATTTTTCTGATATGGTAAACCAAATGGTTTGTCGAGTTATTAGAAAAGCTTACGGTATTCAACCATCTATAGTTTATGACTTAGATGATGTAATGAATCTTCGAGATGATATCAATTTTTCTCAAGAAGGAGCTAGAACTTTCCATATCCAGCTCCCTAAGTATTTTGAGTTATTAGGTCGTAGAGAAAGAGAGTATTTGAATATTTGGTATCCGTTTGATATGACCAATTATACAAATGCGTTTGGTTAATTATCATGTATAATATTAATTTAGCACCATATTTTAGTGATATAACCATTATGATTCAAGAGCATATCTGTGTATATTATGCAAAAGACAACAGTATAGAATGGGTCAATTATTTCTTAAAGGATAATAATATAAATAATGATAATATCTTAGCAATCATTGATGGAAAATTGATAACTTATAATGTAGACCCAATGTATAGAGATGACAATATAGTTTGTAAAGAATATACTGATTATATTCGTTTAGATAGTATTGTTATATTGATGGCTAGAGATATAATTAGATCTACTAAAGCCATATATGGTATAAATCCGCCAATAATCGAATTGCATAAAGATTATATGTTAAAATTCATTGAAGAAATAGTCAGAATCCTTGGAGTTGGAAATGTAGATTTAGCTATAAACAAAATAAAACAGTTTAGAAGTGCATATCTATGTAGAGAGCTTCCAAAAGAATACTATAGAGAATTCAATAGCTCATCTAAGTATACAGTTATTGATGATATCTGTAGATATGGTTTGATTGACATTGATGAAGATCAAAAGGGACTGATTGATATTTCTTATAATGAAAAGATCATACGATACTTATATAGTCTAGTCGCAGGTTTATATTTGAAGTAAAACAATATCCCCATAGGAGTTGAACTCCTATGGGGAATTTCTTTTTTTTTATTTTTTACTTTTAAATCCTTTGATTGCTGAATTGTTTTTAGCAGCATAAAGAGAAATATTCAAGAATATACGTTTAGCTATCAAGTCAGGAATAGCTTCACTTTTATAGAATAACTTCAATTTATTTATCATCGTATCCGAAAGTCTGATAGCAACTTCATTAGATACGAATAATCTAATCTTCGCTTCGATATCTTCATTGATATAAGTAATACTATCAATAGCATTAATAATAGCATACTCATTAATAGCATCGTTGATAATTCCATCTAATGCACTATTAACCTCGTTGATATTAATTCCAATAGATAACTGCAATGCAGTCAATTCATTATCAACTCGTTTAGCATATGATTCAATATATTTTTTTATAAGTTTATTAGCTATAAATATAACTACAGCTATTAAGATATAGTTAATTATTTGCTGAATGGTTAACTCCATATTCATTCATGACACTCCAATCTTGAATTTTATCTCTAAGTTTTAGGAGTTCACCGGTTTTAGTATCTCCTAAAGAAATAGCATAATTAAGATAATTTATTAACTTGTTTACTATTTCAATAGTTATACCATATCTATAGTCTTCTAAGAATTTAGGCCAATTACCAATACACATATCAGGATGAAGATACATTCCATTTGCATTATGAAATACTTGGTGAGCAGTTAAGGAAAGCATAACCAACTGTACTTCGTTGCTAGTATGAACTTTCTTAAGCATATTAACTAAATCATAAGATGTAATATACCCGATAGTATTAATTGTATGCTCTGTTATAATAACAGCAATATCAAATATGGTAAGCATATTATGATGCATTTCTATAGTTGCCATTTCTGCAGATATATTACTATGCAATTGACAATGGTCTAATCCCAAATTCATTAGATAAGACTTATAGTTTTTATAGCATCTAGATTTTCTGAATCTAGATATTGCATTCTTTATAAAGTTGGAATATAGATCAATATCCATCAAAGTATATTTAGTTTGATAGAATGATAATTCATATGGTACATATGGAGAACGAATAGTCGGATTCACCGGATCTTTTCGTAACTCCAAGTCTGGAAATTCGTTCATTTTACTATGCTCCTTAGGTATTAATTACTACCTATATGTTAAATATAGGCCTCTATATGGGTCACATATTATTAAATTACATATAAATTCTCTCTGGGAGGAGGATATTTATTTTATGAAAGAAGCTAATATGGGCAAAGTTTTTACAGACTATCCGTTTGTAGATGTCCTAATATATTATGTAAAACAACTTGCTATGTATTGTATAGTAAAATCAGAAACTGAAGCTTCTGCAGCTGAAACTTTACGTACTGAATATATGGGAGACCTGTTTATTCAGTCCATTGAAGGAACTGCAGATTGGCGACTATATGATTATAACCAAACAATATTATCTAAGATCGGATTGCCTGCAAACTTAATGGATGTTTGTATTGCAGATCCAGATAATATTCCAGAGGAATTTAGAGAAGCTGCTAAGAAAGAAGCATCTGATAATTTCTTAAGAAACTATATAGAGGAAAATGAATACTATCGTAAGATTATGGGTTTACCAATGCTTGGAGATTCTGGATTATTAGTTCCAGAAGAATTCCGAATAGCTAATATTGGTGTAGACTATAATATTCCTCTCCATTTAATGAAAGACTCTGCTATTAATATCTTAGAAGAACGTGGTATTTGGGATAATATATTAGCAAGATATACCGATGATAAATATGCATATCTTAAATATATTAAATCTGGCGTTGATAATTATAAAGCTAGAAAAGCAGAAAACTTCCAATTATTATTCTTACCTAATATTGATAATACTGTAGTAAAAGAAAAGTTCCAACGCAGATTCTCTGTTAATAGAGCTTATGCTTTAACTACACTTTATTCTGAAGCTCATAAATTTGATAGTAAATATTATGATGCTTGGATGACTATCTTTATCATAGTACAAACTATGATAGATATGATTTCAGAAGTACAAGATCATATTATTAATTTGGATGTATTCGATGAACGATGTGTTCGTTACATCTTCCAATCTCATGGTATACCATACTATAACGAAATCCCATTATATTATCAAGTAAGAATGATGCGGAGACTTCATGAGTTACTTAAATATAAATCAACTTCTAAATGTATGGTAGACATATGCTCTTTATTTGGATTTGATGATCTTAGAGTATTTAAATATTATCTTTTAAGAGAACGTGTTGTAGATAAAGATACAGAAGAATATGTATTCAACTACAAAACTAAAAAGATACTAGATACAGATCAAAAGATTCAAACTCATAAAGAAGTAGTAACAGGATTTACTGGTAATAATATTAGAATACCATTCCCATCTGAAGGCTTCCTTGAAAAAGGCGGGGCTATGCTAGTCAATTTAGATGGCAAACGTATTCGAGAAGACCAATATGAAATCGTAGACAGCAATCTAAGATTCAAAGATCCAAATATACTTCAAGGAAAAACTAAGTTAGAATTCTTATTCTATTCCAATGATTCATTTAATGAAAATATTAATGAATTAGATAAATATAAGATCATTACAGAAACTAGAAATTTCCCAATAACTGATAAAAATCAAAAGGTATTTAATATAACCTTCCCAGTTGCAGACTACTTTAAAAAAGGCGGTATCATATTTGTAACTGCAGGGTCTACATTTATTGATCAAAAGAGATATACTTTAGATCTAGAAAATAATACATTAACTTTTAATGATGATGAAGGTAATTGGTATGAAAAAGGAGCTAGAGATATCTCCATTATTTATATCCATTCTGATCAATTCCAAATTAAAAGTAAGGTATTAGAATTTACACATCCTGGACCTAACCAAGCTATTCCTAGCTTTGATATTCCTGAACCATATAAAGATTATATTCGATATGGTGGTGAATTCTTTGCTCTCCAAGGTTCAGTTCTATTACCTAAAGATAGATACTTTATCAAAGATAAAAACTTCTCATTTGTATCTGCAGATGATAAGATTATTAAAGATAGAACCATTACTTTCAATAATATTTATACTGAAGGTAATGAAGTTGAAATGGAAGAATCTTGGTTTGAAACCAAGGTAGACATTCCTGGTGTTCAAGATTATAAAGTTACTGTACCATTCGAAAACTATACTGAAAGTGGATACTTGCTTGAAGTATTTATTGATGGTAATAAAGTTAGATCATCTGAATATACATTCTTGAAGAATAATATTAAGATCATCGATCAAACTAAAGTAATGAGACCTGGAGTAAGAATTCAAGTTCACTTTGTATATGCTAAAGATAGAACTAAAGCTAAGATAAGTTCTTTAAGCATTCCAATTGAAAAGAAAACTTATGCATTTAAAATCAAATTCCCATATGATGGTTATGAATATCGTCATGATAAATGGTATTTGACTGTAGATGGAATGATTATCGAGCCATCTAAATATAAATTGACTGGTAATGTATTATCATTCAATGATCCACAATATTATCTAACTTCTAAGAATGTAGTAGAAGTAAAATTCATCAGATATGATGAAAATACTTATTCTATCCACGTTACAGAAGAAGACTTATTGGTTAGAGATCAAGAACAAAAGTTATTTACTATTAACTATCCATTCTACAATTACCAACGAAGTGGTAATGGTATGATAGTTACTGTAGGTGGAGTTGTTATTGATCCAAGTAGATATACTCTGTTAAATAATACAATTCAATTTGATGATACTGTAGTTTTAGATAAAGGACGTTCAGTCCACTGTATCTTTGTTTATAACTCAGTATATGATAATTTCAATAATTATATCAGAAGTGAATATAGTTTATATGATTTAGCTAATGGTAGCAAAATCGTAAAAATACCATTCCCATATGATAACTTCTTAGAGTCTGACAATAATAATCAAATGGAAATTATGTGTCAAGATGGAACTCTATTAGAAGAAAATGTAGATTATGAAATTATAGATGATCAAGCTATCTTTAGTGATACATCTAAAATTCTTTCTCATGGTGATAATATAATCTTTAATTTTACTTATATTAATGCTAAGAAGAAAGAAATATATATTGAAGATACATCTAAGAATTATGATCTAAAGTTTGTTAAAGTTCCACTAAAACATTCTGCAGATAATTATCTTAGAGATCAATCTAAGTATATAGATTATGATAGATTTACTGAACCTGACTGGCTATGGGTAAATGAATTTAATCCTGTAGATATAAAAAATAAAATTCTTGAAAAAGAATTTAACTATGCTCGGACTAAATATATTTCCATTGATACAGTCATGTCTATGAATAATCTATCATTCATGATTCCATACTTCTTTAATTTATTCTTTGATAATTATAAATTAGAAGATAGATTAAGATTACAGCTTCCTAATATTAAGCAAGATAAGAATTATAAATTATCTTCTGTATTATGCATGCTATTCTCTTTATCTTACGCTTATTATAATATCGAAGATAAGATTCAAGATGAAACAGTTCCTATAATGTATATTCAAGGATTTAACTTTGAAACTGATTTGGCTATGTTGAAGAGTGATATCCTTAAAAAATATGGATATACATTTGAGGATCTTAAAATTGGAGAATTTGAAAAACATAATTCAAGCACTACAATCAAAGGCTTGATGAATATGTTTGAGCATAATACTAAGATTTACGATACAGTAGTAAAAGGCATGTATTATGCAGATAATAAAAGAATCTATGATGCATATAAAGCAGTGTATAACGCTCTTATGATTCGTAAATATTCTAAGAAGTTCTTTACGACTAATGGTGTAGATGTGGCTAGAACTTATAG